CTCAGCGGATCTTGATATGAAACACCCCTAGACCGTTAAGCGCGGTTTAGTATGAGTTAATAAAGCCTAGCGATCAGTAAACTTGCTTGTTACGTTCTCGGAATTTGCGGCGATCAAGGGTTGCACCAAGGCGGCTGTAACTCATGCGACTAAGAGCCGGATCCTGTCGGCGGTGGTTGAGAAGGATGGCAAGCGATGGCTAGATCGCGATATGGCGCTGGAGTTGTGGCGGAAGAACACGTTGCGGAACAACGCGGCGAAGGTGGACGAGGCGGATCCGATCGAGGTAGCGGCACCGCGCACGCCGGTGGAGTTGAAGCGTGTGATCGAGGCGCTGCCGGATGATGCGATACCGGAGCTGAATGAGAGCAGGGCAAGGCGTGAGCACTACCAGGCGGAGCTAGCGAAGCTGCAGGTAGCGCAGCAACGGCGGGAGCTGGTGCCAGCGGATGAGGTAAAGAAGGACGCTTTCCAAATTGGCCGCAGCATCCGTGAAGCATTGAGCAACTTGGCGGATCGGTTGAGCCACCAGCTTGCGGGCGAGACCGACGCGGCTGTGATCCACCAGCTGCTGAGTGATGAGCACCGCGATGCGCTGCTGTCGTTGGCGGAGGTGGAGGGATGAGCACCTGGCGGACGGCATTGATGGATGGGTTGCGGCCAGAGCAACCGCTGACGGTGAGTGAGTGGGCGGACAAGCATCGGCGGCTGAGCAGCAAGGCAAGCGCGGAGCCGGGCCCATGGCGCACCAGCCGAACGCCGTACCTGCGGGAGCCGATGGATTGCTTGAGCAGCACCAGCGCGGTGCAGCGGGTGGTGATGATGTTCGCAGCGCAGACGGGCAAGACGGAGGCCGGCGCGAACTGGCTGGGCTATGTGATCGACCATGCACCGGGGCCGATGCTGATGGTGCAGCCGACCGTGGACATGGCGAAGCGGCTTAGCAAGCAGCGGCTGGAGAGTCTGATCAATGACACGCCGGTGCTGGCGGCGAAGATTGCGCCAGCCCGCAGTAGGGACTCGGGCAACACGATGTTTAGCAAGGAGTTCCCGGGCGGGATGATGATCCTGACCGGGGCAAACAGCGCAACGGGTCTGCGGTCAACGCCATGCCGGTACATCTTCTGCGATGAGATCGACGCATTCCCAAGCGACGTAGACGGCGAGGGCGACCCGGTGAGCCTGGCGGAGAAGCGTGCGACGACATTTGCGCGACGCAAGATCCTGCTGACGAGCACGCCAACGGTGAAGGACTTCAGCAGGATTGAGGCTGAGTATGAGCGAAGCGATCAGCGGCGGTTCTATGTGCCATGTCCCTGCTGCAATGTGATGCAGTGGTTGAAGTGGCCGCAGCTGAAGTGGGAGAACAACGAGGCGAGCACGGCTGGCTATGAGTGCGAGGTGTGCCATGAACGGTTTGCTGAGATCCACAAGCCGGCGATGCTGCGCAGGGGTGAGTGGCGGGCAACGGCACCGAGCAATGGCAAGACGGCTGGGTTTCATCTGAGCGGGTTGTACTCACCACTTGGCTGGTTGAGCTGGGCTGAGATGGTGGACGACTTCCTGCGGGCCAAGACCGATGCGCCGATGCTGAAGAGCTTCGTCAATACCAGGCTGGCGGAGACGTGGGAGGAAGACTTTGCGAGCAAGGTAAGCGCCGACGGCCTGCTGGAGCGGTGCGAGCATTACGAGTCGGCGATGGTGCCTGATGGCGGGCTGGCGTTAACGGTGGGCGTTGACGTGCAGGACAACCGGCTAGCAATCAGCGTGTGGGCATGGGGCCGGGAGGAGGAAGGCTGGCTGCTGGATCATCAGGAGATCTACGGCGACCCCTCGAGGCAGGAGCTATGGAAGCAGCTGGACGAGGTGGTGCTGCGCGAATGGCCACATGCGGTGGGCCGGCCTATGCGGCCTGATGTGGTGGCGATCGACAGCGGCGGACACTTCACGGCGGAGGTGTACCAGTACGCCCGGGAGCGCGGCCGGCAGGGTGTGGTGGCGATCAAGGGGCAGAGCCAGCGTGGCAAGCCACCGATCGGCAAGGGCAGCAAGGTGGATGTGAACTACCAGGGGCGGACGTTGAAGCGCGGTGCAATGGTCTACCTGGTGGGTGGTGACACGGTGAAGACAACGCTGTTCGGGCGGCTGAAGCACAACGAACAGGGCGCTGGGTTCTTGCATTTCCACATGGGCACGACAGGCGAATACTTCGAGCAGCTGACGGCGGAGAAGCAGGTGTTGCGGTACAACCGCGGCGGGTTCCCGACGAGGGAATGGGTGAAGAAACCATCAGCGAGGAACGAGGCGCTGGACTGTTTGGTGTATGCCTATGCGGGATTGAACCTGATGTATCAGCGGTTTGACCGGCGAACGATCTGGGATCAGCTGGAGAAAAGGCTTGAGAAGAAGCCGGCGTTGCTAGGATCGAAACAGCATCCTCCTTCAGGGGCTGCTAGTGGCTTCGTGAGCAACTGGTAACCGTGAACATCCCGAGCCAAATCCGAGCTGGTGACACGATCAAGTGGCGGGACGATGCTGGCGTGGACAATCTTGGGATTGCGATCAGCAGTTCTGACTACACGTTGACGTACTACCTGCGGACGAACACGGCAAGCGAAGGCGCGACGGTGGTGGGCACTGCCTACGGGACTGGGTGGGAGTTCACGATCGCCGCGGGTACGAGCACGGCTTTCGATGCAGGGCAGTGGTTCTGGCAGGCGGTCGCAACGAAGACTGGCAGCACGGTGACGCTGGGCGCTGGGCAGCTGCAGGTGCTAGCGGCGCTGAGCTACACCGGCACACCTGGAGCGGTTGACGGCCGGTCACAGGTGCAGCAGGACCTTGCTGCGGTGCAGGCTGCGATCCGCGCGATGGTCAGCGGCGGCGCGGTGGCTGAGTACACGATCGGCACCAGGCGGCTGAAGAAGATGGAGATGACCGATCTGCTGCAGCTCGAGGGCAAGCTGAAGGCCGAGGTGAAGCGTGAACAGGCTGCGGCATTGATCGCCAATGGCCTGGGCAATCCGTTCAATCTGTTCGTGAGGTTCTGATGGGTCTGCGCACGCGACTATTCCGGGCGATGGGCTTTCAACCGGTGAAGCCACAGCGGCGCGCGTACCAGGGCGCACGGATGAGCCGGCTGACGGCTGACTGGGTAACGAGCGGCACCAGCGCCGACAGCGAGATCAAGTCAAGCTTCAAGGCATTGCGCAACCGTGCGCGGCAGCTGGTGCGTGACAACGACTACGCCAAGCAGGCGGTGCGGGCGATCCAGAACAACGTGATCGGGCATGGCATCCGGCATCAGGGGCAGATCAAGATGCTGCGCGGTGGCCGGCTGGATGAGGCAATCAATGGTCAGGTGCATGAGCAATGGGAGCGGTGGATGCACAAGAGCCGCTGTGATGTGAGCGGGCTGCTGGGCTTCCATGACATCGAGCGGCTGCTGGCGCGAAGCATGGCCGAATCGGGTGAGGTGTTTGTGCGGATGATCCGCCAGCCATTTGGTGACAGCAAGGTGCCGTTTGCGCTGCAGGTGCTCGAGGCGGATTATCTGATTGATGACGACGTGCCGCAGGCGGCGTCCGGCAACACGGTTCGGATGGGCATCGAGGTTGATAGCTACCTGCGGCCGCAGGCGTATCACTTCTACGCCAACCACCCGGGCGATGCCTATGCAGGCAACCCCCGATCAAATGGCAAGAGGCTCCGGGTGCCTGCTGATGAGGTGATCCATCTTTTCCAGCCAGAGAGGCCGGGCCAGACCAGGGGCGTCACCTGGTTCGCTACGGCATTGATGCGGCTTCACATGCTGCAGGGTTACGAGGAGGCCGAGCTTGTGCGTGCACGGGCCAGTAGCGCACTGATGGGATTCATCACCAGCCCCGAGGGCGAGCTGATGGGTGATGGTGTCTATGAAGGCGAGCGGGTGAGCGAGTTCCAGCCTGGTGTGTTCAAGTACCTGCAGCCGGGCGAATCTGTAAGCGTGCCTGATCTCAATTCACCTGATGGGCAGCTGGAGCCGTTCACGCGGTCAATGCTGCGGGCCGTGGCGGCTGGTATTGGGGTGAGCTTCGAGAGCATCAGCAAGGACTACAGCCAGAGCAACTACAGCAGCAGCAGGTTGAGCCTGCTCGAGGAGCGCGACGCCTATCGGGTGTTGCAGCGGTACATGATCGAGAACTTTCACCAGCCGGTTTTTGAGGCATGGCTTGAGATGGCGGTGCTCGGCGGTGCGCTGAACCTGCCTAGCTATGAGACCAACCCCGATCGCTACCGGGCGAGCAAGTGGGTGCCAAGGAGCTGGGAGTGGGTAGATCCGCAGCGTGAGGTGGATGCTTACAAGACGGCCGTCAGGTGCGGGTTCAAGACGCTGGCGCAGGTGATCAGCGAGCAGGGCGGTGATCTAGATGACGTGCTGCTGCAGCGCCAGTCAGAACTAGCCAGGCTTGATGAACTCGAGATTGTGCTGGACACCGACCCGAGCGAGGTGAACGGTAGCGGCGCGTCACAGGCATTTATGCAGATGGGCGGCGAGCCTGCCTTTGAAGATACGGAATTGCCAGCGGGGGAAGAAGAGTATGAGGATCCGTCGGAGCTCGAGGATCCAGCCGAGGAGGATGACTGATGGCGAACGTCAACGGCACCGAGATCGACCTGATGCCTACCGATGGGATGCGCACGGAGGCGGAGCGCTACCGCGGGTGGAAGGCTGACGGCGAGCCAGGCGGCACCGAGGTGGCAGCAGGCAGGGCCAGCCAGATCCTGTCGGGTGATGAGCTGAGCCCTGACACCGTGATCGCGATGTCGGCATGGTTCGC